ACCACCTCATTTTTGCATTAGCCTATCCATATGTGCATAAATTCTTCCTATAACTTTATCCATACCTAATATTTCTTGTTGTAGCATAGCTATTGTTGTTTGTAATTCAACTAATGTAATTAACACCCATGTAGATAATCCTAATAATATTGTTCCTAATAATCCTAGTATATATGTATTAGATTGTTTTTTCATTTATGAGGTTTTAATGGCTCAATAATTATTTTGTTTTTATTTTCTTCTTTAGCTAATTTTTCGTCAATCTTTTCTCTTTTTTTCATTCGTTTTACATATGTTTCGTAATCTGGTCTTTCATGGTCATATTTACCCCACAATGACAACGCATCTTTGCCAATTTTGCCATCTATTGGACATGGTGTACCTGCTTGTATCATAGATTCAAATACTCTTTCATCTTGACATAAAATTGCAACTGCCGCAACTTTCATACCAAAATCATTTAATATTCTAGCAAGTTTTAATCTTTCACAATTTTTATCTACAAAATGTTTACCACCCGATAATCCTATACCAAATGTTTGTACACCTAAAGAAGCACCTACACTACATACATCTTGTGTCATACTATTAAACGAGGGTGCTGATGCACTTGGCGGTGCAGATTTTATATTAGAATTAGATGTGCTATTTGTTGTAGTATTAGAAGAACTACCAGATTGATATGTAGTAGAACTTTCATACCCACCTTCAATACTTGTGTTTGATCCGCTAACATTAGTTTGGTTTCCAGCAGAATGTGCAGGTTTTACACAAAATGCCAAGAACAACATACCTATAATTAGCCAACCCGTAAAATAATAATTCATCCTACAATACTCCATTATCTACCTTGCCCTACATATTTCTTTTTTTTTGGTATTCGTTTACCTATTGACTTTGTATGCCTACGAGGCCTTTTAGGTGGCTTATCTCTAGGAATAAAGTCTGTAAATTTAGGTTTTGCCATAATTACAATTATAGCACTTATTATTTTTTTTGTATATATTTTCTACGCAACTTGCGGGGGTTCATTAACTCAAAAATTTCAGCTTCGGTCATATGCTCTTTATCATCAAAGCCATTATGGTGTGTAGCAGTAAACTCATATCTATTAACTAACACATAGCGATATACATAGTTACCTTTTTGAAAATGTAGCAATGTTTTAGGTTTATTAATTTGTAAAAACTTACGAGCCATAGCTTACAGTAGTTTAAATTTTTTATATGTTCAACCTATTAACTTATGTTAATATTCACTTTTTACCCCTCGCTGTGAGGAGAGAACCATTATATAGGCGACAAAAAAGTTTTTTGGGGGGTGGGGGGTCGGTTTGGGCTTTTTATTTCCTGTGGTCGTGTGCGTTGCCCGTGTGTGTTGCATGGAAGCCACACATCTACAAGCATGACACACCTGTTGCATATATATCACACCAATAGAGCTAAAGGATTTGCCCCCTGTGTGCGTGTGTGTGTGCGTGAAAGGATGATTATGGCCTGTGTCTAATTAATGCTATTGCCACCATTACTACCATTGTCGTCAGTAGGTGCTTTGACTATGTGTAAGGTAGACATTAAGTGTTCTAGTTCTGTGCGTAATTCCTCGTCAGACTTCTTGTGAGTAACATCCTCTATCTTTGTAGTGGTTTGGTAGCCCGTTCTATCTAATAGCGAATTGACGGCCTGTAAGCGAGTGCTAGGCGGTACTTTCGGATCAGATACAAGTTTAGTAAGTACATCCACCGCAATAGGTACAGAACCGCTTAATATCTTCTTTGTAGCGGTTTCAATCTCTCTAGCCAACTTATGCTTTAATTCATATCCTTGTTGTTCTGCGGTGTTTTTTGAATACCCCGCTTTTATACAAGACTGCGTTGCGTTGCCTGTTTGACTAAAGTACTCAATAAACAGTTTTTGTTGATCTGTAAGGTTTCTACTCATATTTGGCATATTATAACCTAAAGTAGTTCTTGTCAATTTTAATGCTTGACAACTATTATTAAATACTTAACATAGGTTAATCAACAAAGGAGTGAAGCTATGACACAAACACAACAAAACGCAATGCCTTCAATTAAGGTTTATGAGAATAGTGAGCCAACATTAGAGGAAGCCCAAAAGTTCGTGGGTGGATATGTTGAATTACTAGATTTAGAGAAGGAAGGTTGTTTGCTAGTGGATGAAGAAGGAAGACTAAAACGAAAAATAGTTAATCAACAAGCTACGGCCATTTATAATAAACTCTTTGACGGGTTTATTGTCGGTGATGTAATACACATTAAACCAAGTGCAAGGAAGGAGTGGTAATATGGGTCTTAAAATGCTTACTAAATACTTTCAAGGCGAATATGTGCTAAAGACTTCAAGCGGTGAATTTACAGGCCGTACTTATTTTGAGTGTCTTTGGAAATATGCTAAAGCCCCAATACCTATTGGATTGGCTAAAGCGGATATGCAAACCAAATTAGAGTGGGTTGAGGGTGAATTAAGAGAGCAAGGTAAATGGTAAGAGCATTATACTTTGCTATGTGTTTTGCTATTGCTTTTTTAGGATTAGTAATAGCAATTCATATAGATTTTTGGATTGGCATTATCATAATGGCATTTTTTTTAATCAAGTTTATTATTATGAAGGAAGGATTGATATAATGACACAAAGGGATGAAGGCCACAATTTAAGAGATTCAATTAATAGAGATAGAATTTATCAGCAAAAGAAACAATCACTAGACAAAGAAATAGAGGATTTGGACTTTGCTATAAATAGGTTAGACAAACTAAAAACTGATATAAGCGACAATATTAATTTTAGTTTTGAGGTTGTGAATTTACACCGCCTTAATGGTATATTAGATAAATTTGTTGATGTACTAACTAACTTAAAAGCTAAAAACAAACAAAGGAAGGAAGGTCAAAATGAGTAATTTATCAACTCATGTACAACAACCAAAAGCAAGACCAATGACAAAGGAAGATAAAGAGCATTGGCGGTCTAAAGTTAAAAGACTAATAAGTAATCAAAGATCAGATTTAAAAGCGGTCTTTGAAAGTGATATACAAAAGATAAAAGACAAAAAATGGAAATCTTTTTTAAAATCACTAAATCTTGACAATCTATTTAAGAAATATCAAACTTCTGCAAAAGCATATTGGAAGTTTAAAGACGACAAAGATAGGGTTGAGAGAGAGTTAAAAAACATAGTTTCAAAAGACTATGAAAAACTAAAAGACAAAGTTAATAGATACTCTACTATTAGACAATGGAGTGAAGATTATAGTAGTAGGGATTTTGACGATAGCAATGAGAGAGATTACACAGACAAAGTTTTAAATTATCTCTCTAAAAGATGTTATGAGGAGTGTGAAAAGCAATTTAATCAATCTGTGAAAGGTAAATCAATTAATGATTTAGAACAAACAGAAGAATTGCTAATAGACGCATTACACATTTCTAATAGCGACCCTGCAATTTTAGGTTTAATTAAACACCACCTACAAAAAGCGGGTATAAGCAATTTAGGTATATTGGATGTTGATTTATATAAATTTAAAATGATAGCTGGTAGTAAATAATAAATGATAATATACGGCAAGGGGATAAGGCATAAAACTATAATTAGGTACTTTAGAATAGTTCTAATCTGTATTTTGTGTTTAATCCCCTTTCTGTTTTTAGGTTGTTCAAAACATATAGACCCCAAAACAAGTATCTTAAAACATATATTTCTTAAAAAAGATTAATCCTTCTTTAACAACTTTACAATAGAGTTAATTAAAAAATTTACATGACCCATACCGATAGTTTTGACAACTACAAACAATTCTCTCTCTCTATCTGTCATGTGATTCTTATAATTACCTAACTCATCAAAACTTGTAAATTTAGACCTTATCATTTCCTCATCCCATTTAGAAATCCAATTAATTTCAGAAACATTTATCATTGCGTCAATTCTTTCTTTTTCTTCTTGTGTAAATACTTTTGACATTTTTTCATAATCTATTGACATATTTCCCCCTGACAACAACTGATTAATTTTAAGTTTTCTTTTAGTAAATCTTTTTGACTTCCCCATTTTTCTGTAAATGTTTTTGGCGAGTAGTGATAGCTTTCTTTTCCGTGTCTATGATGATTTGGACATAAACCAATAACTTCAAAATTACTAGCTTTCTTTGACATACCTGTATGATTTTTTATGTGGTGTAATTCGCAAGGTGTTTTAGGAAATCCTAATTTATGACATATAAGACAACCAAACTCCGCAACCTTATTCATGTGTTCTTTTTCATGTTTTGTTTTAGTAGTTTTCATAGACAAACTCTTTAACTAAAAAATCTCTAGTACCTATTTTTTTAATCTTTTTAATATTTTTAGTACATATAATCATTTCCTCACCTATCTCATCTTCCGAGATTGACATAAAGAAAGTATATGCGTCTTTGGTTTTTTGTAATAGATAACCTTCTGTAAATGCTATTGCGGGTTTATCTTTTTTTGCGTCTGTAATTGTTTTCCATTGATTATGGCTTATATGATCTGTCCACCATACCTCGTATTTATCAAAAGTATGCATTACAAGTTCTTTAGGTTTTTTACGCACCATAATGTTTTTTTTCTTTCATTTGTGTTATCATCCTTGTTTTCCATGTTTCAAAATTCATTTCAACAATCTTTTTTTCCCAATTCCATTTGGCCTCGTTCTTAACTGCAATAGCAAGGGCTTCAATATGTTTCTTATATCTGTCATCTGCTCTTGCCTCTCTCTCTTGGGCAACTGCACTATCCAATTTGCCCGTGTTAGAGTTAATCATAAATTCTTTCATAAGTGTTGCCAATAAAATTTTTCTATTATGGTCTAATAGCGACAATTCTGCTTTTGCGTCTGCGTGTTTTATTCCTATTTCTCTTAATTTTTCTAGTTTTTGTTCTAATACTTCATCAGACATTGAGTTCCTTTATGTTTTTAGATTTTGCCATACGAATATTACAATACTGAATAAACTTAATGACTTCTTTTCCTGTTGCTACGGGAAAAATCTTTTTAGAGTGTGGAAAATGGCCATACTTTCTTTTGAAAGTCCAACTAGCCCAACCTTCTTTATAACCTTTTTGTTTTGCATAAAAAACTAATTGTGCGTAAAAGTTTTCTTTGTCTTTGACATTTGGTTTAATTTTAGGCAACTCAACCAAACGGCCTTCCTTAATCAATAATAACTTTTCTTTTCTTGTTGGTTGATGACTACAATTAGGACAACTGCTATCATCTTTGACAGGTTTATATACAAAATGACATTGAGTACAGGTTAAAGGTTGTTTTTCTACCTTTTCTTTTTCTTTTAATTCTTTTTCTTTTTTGCTTGTAGCTTTTAAAGTCCATTTAGGTACATCTTCGGGAAATCCATGTTCATACACCGCACCGCTATGATCTATGATAAGTGTATCTACCTTGTTCGGATAAGGTCTTAATGATCTACCTATCATCTGTAAATACATGGCATAAGATTTTGTTGGTCTAGCAAGTATAACACAAGACACTTTTGGCTCATCCCAACCTTCTGTCAAGACCATACAATTAGATAATACTTTTATCTCATCATTTTTAAGTCTTTGTAATTGTCTTTCTCTTTCAACCTCATCCATAACTCCGTCAATATGGCCACTTGGTATTCCGTTATGATTAAATATGTTAGAAATATATTTACTATGGGCTATTGAAGACGCAAAGACAACTGTTGGCCTGTCTTCACCATATTTGACCCAATGACTAACAATATCACCAACTAATTTTGGGTTATTCATTTTCTTGTCTAATTGGCCTTTATCATAATCACCTGCAACAACTCTAATCTTTTGTAAATCGGGTATTGAAGGGGCAACTATTCTATTTTTAACTAAATAACCTTGTTCAGTTAAAGATTTAATAGACCCACACTCAACAAGTTCTTCATAGACATTGCCCAAACCTTTTCCGTCTGATCTTATAGGTGTTGCGGTAAGGCCAATCACAAATGCGTCTGGATATTCTTCTATTAGTTTTTGAAACGATTTACTCGTTGATCTATGGGCTTCGTCTAAAATAATTAATGTTGCAATAGGTTTAACAAAATCATCACGGCCTACTCTAGCATTAAAAGTTTGAATACTAGCAACTTGGGTACTAGCAAAAGCATTTGGGCTTTTTTCTGCCATTAATACACCATGAGGCATTTTAAATTCTGCAAGTTTTTTGCTTGTCTGCATAATTAATTCTCGTCTGTGTGCTACAAACAAATTAAAACCAAATTTTTCTTTTGACTTACTCATCATTTCACAAGCAATAACAGTCTTACCACTACCCGTTGGGGCAACTAATAATATCTTTTTTTTACCTCGTCTAAAATGAAATCTTAAATCTTCAATAGCTTTGTTTTGATAATCTCTTAATAAATTCATTTGCTTTCCTCTAAAACATTGTCAATATGAATATCCATTATATCCCAATTCATACCAAAATTTGCGTCATGCTTTCTTAAACATCTACTTAATACTTCTCTACATTGTTTAAGAGTTAATTTTTCTTTTTTATTCCTATCTTTTAATTGTTGTTTAACATCATCAGTACACCACGAAAAATTTATAGTATTTTTATCTTCCCATTTCATTTTCTTTCCTCTTTAGGTCTATATCTTTTCCATATATCATTAACTTGAAACATAATCTCTTTTGGGTCTTCCTGCGGTTTACAATTCTTGCCAAACTCTAAACCTTCATTTTTTAAATATTCATAGCTTTCACCTCTCATCCTTATCGCTATTAAAATTTTAACTAATTGTCCGTGTCTATCGCCTTCATCCGTGCCATATCTTAAAGTACCTGTATATTGGCCTTTGTATAAACTTGGCGAATAATCAAATTCTTTAACTTCGGGTTTTTTTAAATCATAATATTTTTTTAAATCTTGAATTGAACATGGGTCATCACCAAACATTTGCTCTACTCTTACGGGTTGCGACCATTGTTTGTTATGATAAAAACCTGCAACTCTCATTACTCTAGGCAAATCTTTTACTTTTGGGTCGCTATTAAACCTTGTTGCAAGTGCTTGTTGATACAAACTAAAACTTTCTAATGGACAATCTTTAACTAACCAATAACAATGATATTTACCTTCACTTGATTTTACAATTATGTTTGGAAATAGTTTAAGTTCTTTAAAATTAGGTAAAGGCGACCCGTCAAGATCAATAAACAATGCCCTTACTTTTTTAATATGTTCAGTAGTTCTACCTTTTAAATCAGTTTCATTTACAGTAAAAAACACACCCGCACCTTTTAAATTTAATTGTGCAAGTGTTTT